AATTACTTGTAACCCCTCCACTCGGCGAGCTTCACAATATTCCTTGTAAGTGTTATATGAACATGCAGTCATTACGCTGCCTCCTTCTTAGCTTTGTAATCAAACATTACTTTGTAATACCAATCTTCGTCATTATTTCTTAAGATTTGCAATGGTGAACTGTCAAGACCGTCTTTTGCTCTCTCAGCTACATACTCTTCAACTGTGAAGTTATTAATAAGCTGTGTAAGCATTTTTGCCTTTGTGAAAGGACCACTATATTTAAAGCGAGCAATAAAAAGATCTATACCTTTGCCAACGCGTGTTGGATGTACATTTGGCTTATCTTCATATACAGGACGACCTTCGTAATCGCCTGTGTATGTTAGGTATCCGCCGTGGTAGTTGAAGTCTTTTCTGTTGAACTTTGTCATAGTGTATCTCCATGTCAGTGTTTCTGTAACCAGAATAATACATCTCAAAAGACTTGTACACAGTTAATTGCGCTTTTTTTTAATATAAATACAATTATATTAGAGGACACAACTATGGCTAATGAAACCGCTACTATTTCTACCGGATTACTTGAATCCACACTTTCGACTAATACAAATTTCTTGCAGCCTACAGGTTTCAAGTTATCAATTAGTCGTAAATATATGCCAAACCTAGAGTACTTTGCACAGTCAGTTCAACATCCTGGTGCTTCTATAAATACTGTTGAGGTTCCATACAGGCGTATCGGTTCTGTTCCATTTACAGGCGGAACACTGGTATTTGGTGAAGTCTCTGCCATGATTGTGCTTGACGAAAACTTAAGTGCATACACAGAAATGTACAACTGGATTAATAGTTTTGTGGATAGGCCAGATGTAAAAGCTGCTGATAAACAAAGTACCCTCGGCCCATCTGTAGCCGACGTTACGGTGTCCATATTAACAAGCGCAAATAACATTGCGAAGAAGCTAATATATAGAGATGCAATACCTACTCTACTAGGTGATATCAACTTCGAAGCCGGAACGGGTGATGTTCAATACATTACATTTCCAGTTTCATTTAGGTTCACTTACTTTGATTTACTTTAAAATAGTAAGGTTATATTATGGATTTAAAACATATACTCGAAATGTGGTCTGTCGACTCTATAATTGAAGAGACCAGCTTAGATGAAGCATCTAGGCAATCCCCCATTTTACATGCAAAATATCTTGAGCTACATTCGCTGACTAGACTTCGCCTGAAAAAAGCCGAACAAAAGCAGAAGATTTTACTAAAAGATAAATGGCTATATTACAACGGTAAAATGGATCACTCCGAAATTATTGAAAAACGTTGGGAACCTGATCCATTTAATGGGCTCAAGATTCTTAAAGGTGACATGAACTATTATTATGATGCTGATCCTGAGATACAACAAACAGTTGAGGCTATAGAATATCTGAAAACCATAATTGATACTCTGAAGGAGATTATAGATAATGTCAAATGGAGACACCAGACTATAGGCAATATGATTAAGTGGAGGGTATTTCAAAGTGGTGATTAAACCTAATTTGCAATTCGAGTTGGATGTTAGAGATATCGAGATCATTGAAAGTGCGCTGAGGGCAAAGGCCGGGCGAAGAGGTTTAGCAATTGCTCAAGGTGAAACTAGTGAAAGACTTAAGTCTGAGATGCTTGAAATAAATGACTTAATGGGAAGAATACACAATCAGAAAAATTGGTACAGGCCAAGTGGGAAATTTGTAAGTGGCTAATATTACATTATGGAAGAAGAATGAAAGTATAGCTCTTGTTAAATGCGATGATGGACTTGCCCACGAACTAAGTGAGTATTTCTCATTTTTTGTTCCTGGTTACAAATATATGAAGATGTATAAGATTAAAGTGTGGGATGGTAAAATCCGACTCTTTAATCTACAGACGCGTGAGCTGCCGGCTGGTCTATACCCGTTTGTCGTTGAATTTTGTAAGCGTAATAATTACACGATAGAAACTGAATCAAATGAATTTGGATCTTTACTAGATACTGATAATATTAAACCAAAAGATCTTAACGAATTTATAAAGTCTCTTAATCTGCAGAATAACGGGCAACCTATCGAAGTTCGTGACTATCAATTTGATGCTATAGCAAAGGCTTTAGATATAAACCGTTGCGTTTTGTTAAGTCCTACCGGTTCTGGTAAGTCTCTTATTATTTACATACTGTGTCAGTATTATCATGCTATGCTTAATGATGATAGATATCCAATGAAGGCATTGATTATTGTTCCTACTACATCTCTTGTAGAACAAATGTATGATGACTTTAAGAACTACGGGTTAGATGTAGAAAAAGAATGCCATAGAATTTATAGTGGAAGAGATAGAGATAATATAAAAGCTTCTATTGTTATTTCAACGTGGCAATCTATTTACAAGTTAGACGTAGAATGGTATGAACAGTTTGGTATGGTTATTGGAGATGAATGCCACGGATTTAAATCTAAATCTCTTACTGAGATTATGACTAAATGCGTTAACGCAAAATATAGATATGGTACAACTGGCACCCTGGACAACGCACAGGTCCACCACCTTGTCCTACAGGGGCTGTTTGGTAAAATACATAGGGTTACAACAACCAGAAAGCTACAAGATAATAATACGTTAGCAGATCTTAATATAAATATATTAGTATTGAAGTATGATGAAAGTATTAGAAAGGCATTCGGAAAACAAAGCTATCAGGATGAGATTGCTTGGATAGTAGATAATAAGGCTAGAAACAACTTTATCCGTAACTTAGCGGTTGATCAAAAAGGTAACACTCTGGTGTTATTTAATTTCGTTGAAAAGCATGGTAAACCATTATACGAATTAATTAAAGATAAAGCTGGTGATAATAGACAAGTGTTTTACGTATCAGGCGAAGTTGAAACGTCAGATCGTGAATCGATTCGAAAAATTACGGAGGGTGAAAAAGATGCTATTATCGTTGCTAGTCTTGGGACTTTTAGTACTGGAATTAATATTCGCAACTTGCATAATATTATTTTTGCTTCACCTTCTAAGTCCCAAATCAAAGTGTTACAGTCTATCGGAAGAGGACTCAGAAAATCTGACAATGGACAGGTTACTACCCTCTACGACCTCTCGGACGACCTCCACTACAAAGGACACCAAAACTATGCGATGCTACACTCGATAGAAAGAGTGAAGATATATAATAAAGAGAAATTCAAATTTAAATTAATTGAGGTACCAATACATGGACATCAGACACTTCAAATTGACGACTAACGAAGAACTTGTATGTGAAGTTGTAGAATATTATGATGAAGATGACTCTTTGGTAATTAGAAAATCTTTAAAAGTTGTTGCTATGGATAATATGGAAAGTGGAAATCGATATTATTCCTTTAGACCTTTTATGATGTATCAGCTAGAATCAGATTCATTTCAAATTTTAAGTGCACAACACATTTTAGGAGAAACCCATCCGCACGAGGATTTGCTATCAGAATATTTTAAAGCACTTGCTACTTTAATGGAAGATACAGAAGATGGCAATATATCTGTAGATAAAATGCGAAGAGAAATGAAAGAGCATATGGATGCTATGGAAAAGAAAGTTGACGATATTGCCGCGGATGGTGAGAGCGAGCTTGGTAAAATCTTGAAGTTTAGAACAAAACCGATATTACACTAGGGTATCCATCCACCCTCACGCTAACTCTTTAATTATACCACCATATTGCGATATTGTAAACCCTTTAATGTAAGAATACCGAAAAAAAATTATGTGTACTTCTAATCACATATACGGTATAATATAGACAATGTTAAGGAATGTATTATGAAACCACAGGATAAGCCCCATTACGTCAACAATAGAGATTTCTCTAATGCTGTTGTTGAATACGTAAAGACACTAAACGAAGCTAGAGAAAATGACAATAAACTGCCTGTTGTCACAAACTACGTAGCAACTTGTTTTCTTAAAATAGCCGAAGGCCTTTCGCACAAGTCAAACTTTATTCGTTACACATATCGTGAAGAGATGGTAATGGATGCTGTTGAGAATTGCCTTAAAGCCATTGAGAATTATAATATCGATGCTGCTACACGTACAGGCAAACCGAATGCCTTCTCGTATTTTACTCAAATATCATGGTATGCATTTCTACGTCGTATTGCTAAAGAGAAAAAACAACAAGATGTGAAGATGAAATATATCTCCCAATCGGGTATAGATATGTTTGTAGTCGTCGAAGCTGGTAGCGCCGCTGCCGGAGTAGCCGGGCATTTTGTTGACACTCTGAGAGACCGTATTGATAGAGTAAAAGAATACGATTCTGAACTTAAGGTGTTTGCTAAGACAGAAAAGAAACGTAAGAAGCCAATTCAGAAGGCCGACTCGGACTTAACTGGATTCTTCGAATGAAGATTGCGATAATCAATGACACTCATGCAGGCGTTCGTAACAGCTCTGATATTTTTCTTGATAATGCCGAGGATTTTTATGGGAACTGCTTTTTTCCTTATCTCTTGCGCTCTGGCATTAGCCATATCGTTCATCTTGGTGACTTCTATGATGTAAGGAAATTCATTAACTTTAAAGTGCTTAATCGTACACGATCTATGTTTTTAGATAAACTTAGAGAGAACAAGATTACTATGGATATCATTCCAGGCAATCATGACACATACTTTAAAAATACTAATGATTTGAATTCACTGAAAGAATTACTAGGTCACTATATGAATGAAGTCCATATAGTAATGGAACCTACAGTCATGGAGTACGGATCTCTTAAAATGGCATTGCTACCATGGATTAATAAAGAAAACTACGAAAGCAGTGTAAACTTTATTAAGAGCTGTAAAGCTGATATTCTTGGCGGACATTTAGAACTACAAGGCTTTGATGTACTCAAAGGTGTTCCATCTCATAGTGGCATGGATCATAGAATATTTAGAAAGTTTGAACAAGTATATTCAGGCCATTTTCATACAAAGTCTAAGAAAGACAATATAACATATCTTGGATCTCAGATGGAATTTACCTGGTCAGACGCCCATGATCAAAAGTATTTTCATGTACTAGATACAGAATCCCGTGAGCTAACAGCTATTCCAAACGACAAGACTATATTTCACAAAATCAAATACGATGACAATGCCGAAGATTATTCAAACTTTGATTTTAGTATAGTAGATAATAAGTTTGTCAAAATAGTTGTGCTCAATAAATCTAACTTGTTTACATTCGACGAATTTGTTGATAAAATCCAATCAAGGCCAATCCATGAACTAAAAATCGCTGAAGACTTTAAAGAGTTTACTGGCGAGAATGTTGAGGATGGTGAAATAGATGTTGAAGAAACTTCTGCTTTACTTGACTCTTATGTGGAAAGTGTCGAAACAGATTTGGATAAAGACAGGCTAAAGATTAGCATGCGGAATTTGCTGACTGAAGCTCAAGCTATGGAAATTGCATGATTGTATTTGAACAAGTTAAGTATAAGAATTTCTTATCTACCGGTAATGAATTCACTACAATTGATTTGAATAAAACTAAATCTACGCTTATCGTAGGATCTAACGGAGCTGGTAAGTCTACATTACTAGATGCTTTATCATTTGCTTTGTTCGGAAAGCCACATCGTAATATAAATAAGCCACAACTAGTAAACACCATTAATAATAAAGAGTGCATTGTTGAATTGCTGTTTAGTAGTGGTTCAGCAAATTATAAGGTCGTCAGAGGCATAAAGCCAGCGATCTTTGAAATCTGGAAGAACGGAGTCATATTAAATGAAAACGCTCATGCCAGTGAATATCAGAAGGTCCTCGAGCAGAACATCATTAAGTTGAACCATAAATCGTTCCACCAAATCGTCGTATTGGGTAGCAGTTCCTTTATTCCCTTTATGCAGCTCGCTTCAGGCAACCGGCGTGAGGTTATCGAGGACCTTCTGGATATTAATGTTTTCTCTAAAATGAGTAAGCTCGTTAAGCAAAAGACTGCTGATATCAAAGACAACTTAAAAGACAATTCATATAAGTTGGATTTAGTTAAGAATAAGATTGAGACTCAAACTAAGTATATTCGTGATATTGCTCAAATCAATGAAACGGAAATCAATGAGAAAAAAATTAAACAGATTGCCATCAATACGGATATCGAAAAATTACGTGATCATAATATCCTCCTGGAGAGCTTTGTTCAAGAAAATGCCGAAGAGGCCAGATCTCAACTCAAAAAAGGTAACGATGGTAAGCAGGTCATATTACACGATAAAGCTGCTACCGCACACGCCATTACAGACGTTGTTAAACACTCAAAATTCTATGCGGAAAATGATGAGTGCCCGACGTGTACACAGAAAATTGAAGCTACCTTTAAAGAAAATAAAATCTCGTCACTTAAAGAACAGGCGCGTGCCTTATCGAAACAAAGTATAGCTCTTGAAAAAAGATCAAGAGAGATTAGTGATTTGCTTGAAGCTGCTGGTAAGATTACAGAGGATATTCGCAAGAACCAGTCTGCCATTAGTGGTAACAATAGAGAAATTGGAACATTGCAGACTCAAATTAATCAGCTTGATGCTGATATTAATAGGTTGCAGTCTAGTGGTGGTGATTTAGGTCAAGCTAATATTGATCTAACATCTATGCAGGATCAACGCAATGTTCTGGTTGATATGAAGTCTGTGCTAAACGAAGATTATACATACCATTCAGCCATGGCAGAAATGCTAAAAGATACAGGCATTAAAACTAAAATCATTAAGCAATACATACCAGTTATTAATAATCTAGTCAACAAGTATTTACAAATTCTAGATTTCTATGTGCATTTTGATTTAGACGAAGGCTTTAAAGAAACCATAAGATCTCGCCATAGAGATTCGTTCTCATACGATTCTTTTTCAGAAGGAGAAAAACAACGAATAGATTTAGCATTACTATTCACTTGGCGAATGATTGCTAAGATGAAAAACTCTGTTGCCACAAACTTATTGGTTTTAGATGAAACGTTTGATTCCAGTCTTGACCACGATGGAGTAGATAACTTGACTAAAATCTTGCATACGCTAGATGAGTCTACTAATACTTTTATCATTTCGCACAAAGGAGAAATCTTGGATGGCAAATTTAAGTCAAAGCTTGAGTTTGTAAAAGATAAAAACTTTTCTAAAATCAAGAGTGTACAAACATACCATGACATGGTATAATTACAATATCCACAAACGGAGTATATTATGGAACTAAATGAATCAACAATTTCTGTCCTTAAGAATTACGCTAGTATTAATCCTAATATTGTAATTGAACAAGGCAATAAGCTCAAGACTATGACTGAGGCACGTAATGTAATGTCTTCAGCAACTCTTGATAACGAATTCCCACAAGGGTTTGGCATTTATGATCTTAATGAATTTCTTGGTGTGATATCATTGGTTGATCAACCTACATTATCTTTTGAACAAGATTATGTGGTAGTAAGCGACTCAACATGCAGTTCACGTATCAAATACTTCTTCTCTGATCCCGAAATGCTTACAACTCCTAAGAAAGATGTTGTAATGCCTTCTTCCGAGGTTACCTTTACGTTAGATAATGATACACTAAACCGTATTAAACGTGCAGCGTCAACGCTTGGCCACACCGAACTCTCTATAACTCCAACTACTGGCAAATCAAATAAGCTTTCAATGTCCGTTATTGATAGCCAAAATGCCACATCTAATAACTTTTCTGTTGATCTCGACGGAGAATTCTCTGCAGAAGGGTTTAATTTCATTATAAATATCAGCAATCTAAAGATGGTTCCTGGTGATTATGATGTTAGTATATCGTCGAAACTTATTTCGCACTTTGTTAACAAAGAATCAGGTATCCAGTACTGGATTGCACTTGAAAAAACATCAACTTATATCGGAGCCTAAATTATGGTAGATAATACAACTAATACTGAAACTGAAGCTGAAGCACCAACGGAGATGGCCAACGCTGCAACAGCTGAAGCCGTAGATCCAAATGCACAAATTTATGAAACATCAAATCGAGCAGCACGTAGTATGATTGCTGTTATTGATACTATGACTCAGCGTGGTGCATTTAAAGGTGAAGAGCTTTCTACCATCGGTCAACTTCGTGACCAATGTGTAAGTCTCATTCAAATGGCTGAAAATTATCAGCAGGAGCAGGCACAAAACCAAGACTAATAGTTTACTATCTTACCCATCCGTGATACTATCTACTTTATATAATGAGGGTTTAAGCTATGTCTAATGAATATCTTTGGGTCGAGAAATATCGGCCTACTACAATATCCGGAGTGGTTTTACCTAAATCTCTTAAGGATACTTTCAATGCCATGGTTACTACCGGTGAATTGCCTAATATGCTTTTCACCGGTACTGCCGGTACTGGAAAAACAACGGTAGCTAAAGCTTTATGCAAAGAGCTTAGTCTAGATTATATCATGATCAATGGTTCTGAAGAAGGTAATATCGATACTCTTCGTACTAAGATCAAACAGTTTGCATCAACAGTTTCTCTACAAGGCGGCTATAAAGTTGTTATACTTGATGAGGCTGATTATCTTAACCCACAATCAACACAACCAGCATTGCGTGGTTTCATTGAAGAGTTTAGTAATAACTGTCGGTTTATTCTTACATGCAACTTTAAGAATCGTATTATTGAACCGTTACATTCTCGGTGTGGCGTGTACGAATTTAATACTACTAAGAAAGATATGCCGCGCTTAGCTGCATTCTTTCATGAGCTTTTGCTATCTATCCTTAAAGCTGAAGGAGTTGAAGCTAACGAGAAAGCTGCAGCAGATCTTGTAATGAAGCATGCTCCCGATTGGCGAAGAGTTTTAAATGAAGCTCAACGGCGTAGTATTAATGGAATGACTATTGATGATGTGAGTGCTTCTGTTAGTATCACTGATTTAGTAGCGCATCTAAAGAATAAAGACTTTAAAAAGATGCGTGCATGGGTTGCAAATCATATGGATGTTGATGCTACTTCTATATTCCGTAATGTGTATGACTCTATGAATGAGTTGGTTGCACCTCATTCTATTCCTCAAGTTGTATTGATACTTGCTGACTATCAGTATAAGAACGCCTTTGTGGCAGACCATGAATTAAACGTCGTAGCTTGTATGACAGAAATTATGGCCAACGTAGAATTTAACTAATGCTAACATTATTTACAAAAGATAATTGTGTCTATTGTCATTTTCTTGAACAGAAGCTTGATGATTGGGGCAAAGAATACACTAAGATAAACAATGAACCTTTGCCTGATGGGCACAAGACTTATCCACAGTTATATTATAAACATCACGATATTCAACGTGGTGCTAGTACGGACCTCAAGCTTGAACAGATTACAAGTAGAGTTAAAGAAATAGATTGGTTGGGTTCTGATGGCGGAGTCGAGTAAAAGAAAAATAGCATATGTTTTTGATGTAG